CAACTTTTCTCGGTCGTCTGCGTGGTTTGTAGCCAGCTTCCTCTCCATCGAAGTCAAGGTCGAATTCACCCATCGGAGCCTGCATGGTAGGAGAAAGTGCGTCGCCTTCCTCACCTTCCCAGTCATCCTCACCAAATCGTCGTCGTGCCTCGTTCAGTGTCAGTATCTTTTTCTCGTATCCGACTGATGCCTCAGCGATCAGCGATTCGCGGTTCTCTGGTACTGGGTCGATATAGTCAAACTCTAGCGAGTCTCCATCTGGGTACAGCTTGAGCAGCTTTTCATTCAGCGCTGATTTGATCCGCATAAGTCGTGGACGTACCAGCCAGCGTGCGTACATGACCTCTGCTGCTTCTGCATTGGCTCGATTTACGCTCTCAGTGATACCCATGATTGGCAGTGGCATACCGAATGCTCCAAGTATCTGATCGCGCTCAAATTCCCTCAGCTCACGGAACTGCATGTCACGCTGGGTGAGTTTGCGATCCTTCCATGTACCACGCTCTAGTATCGCCACGCGGTGTGCGTTTGCCACGCCTTGATGCTGATATCTCCAGCGATTGACCAGCCTCTCGAAGTCGGCATCCTGAAGCGTCGTCGGAAACTCAATGACCCCACCTGGTTCCGCGCTGTTTTTGAAGAAGTTGTACATCCATTCGGAAGCAGCACGCTCTGCCCCAAGGTCGACCATCATCGACTGCACCACTCCGATGCCTCGATAGGCATCCAGTGGGTTCGGGTTCCGCGTGTAGATCACATCGTCACGGTCAAGGTTTATCGTCTCCGACCCCAGCCTGTATTTATACCCTGAGATGAACTCGGTGGGGTGGGGTACTGGCGACATGCGATCTGGCCTGACCACCTGAAGTTCGACAGGTATGCCCAGTCCATTTCGTACCAGAACCCACCACATCTCCCCGACAAGCTCCATGTGCTGCTGGCTTGTCTCCAGGAAGTCCTGCCTTGTGATGAACGGATTGGCTGATTTCCATAAGCTGATCGCTGGGTGGTCATCGATCTCCTCCCTCTCGCCATTCTGTACGCGGTAGAGTTTCCATTCCTGAGCTGCAATGCTCTGGGCAATACGATTGACCACAGCAAAAAGCCAGGACACTGAAGTCAGTGCGCCAAGCTGTGATGCCTGGCCTGACTGGTTCACAAAGTTGCCCTGATAGTTGATGACACCACCAGAGGGCAATCGCTCAGTGTTAATTTTTTCTATAGCTGGACTGAATACTCGTGACAATATCGACATCGGATCACCTCTTGCTCATAAACTGTGCGCCAATAATCAGACCTATTCCCACAGCCACCGCACTGGTTGCCATCCATCCAAGCTCATAGATCAGGCCACCAAAAAACAGTGCTGCACCAATCGTCTCGATACCTATGACATACCGCTCCCTCATGCCAGAAACCTGATATTCGGTTGCCCCTGATTGGACAATTCTGTGATCGCATAGACCACTGCATCGACCAGATCGTCATGGTCGTTTGCGATTGGAAAAGTACACATCTGCTCCTCTGCATCAGTGAATATGCCAACGTGATGCACGCGCCCCTGCGCATAGAGCGCAGCAACTGGCTCTGCCCTGAGTTCCTTGCCTCTTGATGCACGGATGGCTGACAAATTCGCGCTGCGGTGCTGACCTTCCAGCACGCGGTTGATTGTCTCGATCACCATGTCTCCACCGTTGTTGACCTCGGCAACAATGAGATCAGCCTGCCATCGGTCGTACACATCAATTGCCTGCTGCGCCCACTGGTGTGGCTGTAGCTTGTAAGCATCCGCATGGAGCAGGTAATAATCTCCATCAGAGCCAAGTCCAGCAACTGCTATTGCGGTGTAGTCGCTCTCACTCTTTGCGGTGACTGCTGGATCGACTGCCACAACAATACGAGGCATCTCCAATATCTTGACGTGTTCTTCAATGCCGTTCTCTTCGATAAGCTGTATTGCGGTAGGAGGCTCGCTTCTCCTGGCATCGTCAATCCATTCCATCTGCCAGAGTGCGCCCTCAAGCGCATCAACGTATTCGCCCATCAACTCCTGGCGTCCAAGCCTTGTGCCACCATAGCGACGTTCAAGTGCTGCAATGGCACTCTGCGACAGGGCAGGGTTGTCATAGATCGTGCCGTGTGTGACCACGACATCATCCTGCGCCTCCATTTCGCGAATCCATCTCTGTGCCTTCGGAGTAGTTGTTGCCACGATGCGTGGATGACTGCCGAGACGTACACCGAACTGTGCCTGATCGAAGCTGTCTCGACGCCAGAGTGCCAGCTCATCTGCCCAGAGCAACGTCCACTGATGACCATTCCATCGTGCTGGCTCCTCAGCACCCATGAATTTCACATAGCCACCATCCTTGTGGAATGCCTCCATCAGTGATCGGTTCCATATAAATTCATCGGGAGCCATAGTAATAAGGCCAGATATGCCCTCGGCACAGACCTCGCGTGCTGCACCTATGGTTGGTGCGCCTACACCAATACGTGCTGCATGACCATGCTGCCTGAGATGTTTGAGTACATACCGTGCGCCACCTTCGGTCTTGCCCGATCCGCGACCACCTCGAAGCAGCCACATTCGCCAATCGCCTTCAGGTGCTTCCTGGTGTGGGAACGGAGTCCAGTCATCGACCTGTTTTAAGGCGAGTCCAGCAAGCGTACTTGGCAACTGTAGAACGACCACAAGCCCTCCAGCGTGCATATTAACGTACTATAGTATGGTGATAGTACGTCACTGGAAGTGCATATGACAAGTGTTTTACTAGTTATTTGTGCTTACGTCGATGTAATCTGCTGGCACTGCCTGACGCACAAGCGTATCAGCACCCAGCATGAAGCGTTCGAGCCTCTCCTGGGAACTCGGCAGATCGTTCACCTGTTGGAATAATGCCACCACTCCATTCACCACAACGCTTAACGATTGCACCAGCACCTCTGTTCTGCTTGTTGCCTCGCCTCGTGCAAGTCGCTCAAGGCTCGCGCCCTCTTTTGCTAATGTGGTGATGTCCGTAGCTCGCATGGCTTGTCCGTCGTGGATGATGGATCGGAGCTGGGGTACTGATATCTCTGCCAGTCCAGTGAGCGCCTTGCCCAGTTCGGCATGGCGCATGTTCATATCCTGTATTGCGATCTGGTATTCCTCGACTGGATCGGGCAGGGCAGTTTGTGCCTCTGCTATCAACTCCTGCCAGTGATAGTCACGGCTGTATGCTTTCAATGTTGACAGGGTGACCTTGCTGAGTCCGTTGTTGGTTAGCATCTCATGCAGCCTCGTCAATGATCTGCTGCTCCCCATCATCAGATAGAAAGCGAACAGCCTTGATGCACGTTCCGTAACCGATACATGGTTAGGCGGTGACTTCTTGACTGTTCGCTTGTTAGTTCGTTTCGTGGGAGCCATTGCACACCTCGACTTGCTGCTTTATTCAATCGCAGTTTCGGTATGATCCCCCATGCAAAAGCACTTGCCAGACCTATGCTCAGTCCCTGCATCGCAGTTATGCACATGAATCTGGTATGCCATCTCATTCAGTATCTCTCTCGCAGGGAATAGTGACATCCAATAATCTTGCGCAGCCTTGAGACAGGCTGCGCAGTATAAGAAATCAAAGTTCCCTTCATCGTGCTGGTCATGTCCACTTGTCATGTTATGCAAAATCCATTGCGTAGCAGTCATAGCATTTGAACGTATCACCATCCACATTTGTGCCTTCGCACTCTGGGCATGTCAGCACCAGTTCATTGAGTGCCAGCATTATCCGAAACGCATCAGCATATTTGTGAGTGGTGCAGACATAATAACCATTGGGGTCAATTACGTCATACCAGCCTCTGATCATACCGTGTCTCTGCATCCGATATTCAGTTGTACCCAGACGTGTATACGTCAACTCTGCCTGTGTCATATTCAGTTCTCCTGCGTGATGTTTAGCCTGTCTCTTCAGTCAGGGTAGGCTAGTTCCCTGAGACGCCCAGGTGGGCGTTTCGACTATCCGATTAAATCCCTTGGCTTCTTAATAGTCTTTTGTGTCTTGGTTAGGTTTAGAACCCCAATCGCAAAGAACTTTCGCATCTCGATTCTTTCGGGAAGGTCTTTCATATACCAGCCCAATTCACCGTCTACTTTCTTTTGCACCCATTGGAACTCATGCCCGACGCGTCTTATGTCTAGCTTGGCTGCTGCGAACCACCAGTTCGTCTCTTCATCGTGGGTCGGGTATCTGGTGGCTTTGTTTTTCCAATGCCACTTCTTGATTTGGAACTTAAGGTTTTTATTCGATGCTGCGTCCCTATTAGCATTCAGAACATCTATCATCTCTTGTCGGGCTACTTCAATTTCGTAAACTGTTTTAGTGTGCGGAATTGGTAGTTTGACTTGGAATACTATGTTCTTGCCTCGTGTTGTGATTTGGCTGTCCTTCTTGGTGATACCCTTGCCTCGACCGCCCATCGCATATTCTGCTGCATCAATCTCGGCCAACTGTTCCGCAGTGTATTTAGCACGGTTGATCTCCCATGAACTCAGCTTGCTGGCTGGTTGGGGTTTAATGTTCTTTGGGTTCATGAACCCCCCGAATACCTGCTCGATCCCATTCCCTGCTTTAGTCTGTACCATCTCGATCTCCTTTACGTGATGTTTACCTTATCGGTATACAGATATTGTACTATTGTAGTATACTAACGTCAAGTGTTTTACTATACATTTATGCCAATTTGATGAAATTGGTGCAAATTAGGTATAAAACCAACAAAAAATGAGGTCATTATGTCTCCTATCGTATGGGCAAGGGCGCTTCAATGCACCAGGTGCGAATATATTTGGATACCCAGAAATGGCGTTGATCATCCACCGAAAGTTTGCCCAAAATGCTCCAGCAAATACTGGGATATTCCTATCACTAGGCAAGCTGCATCCCAAGCCAGTCGCAAGGGCAGCGCGAAATGGCAGCGACAATTCGGCAATCAAGACTGATCCTCCATCTCTTCATAATTGATATTGGTACGTGCGCTTGCCCCGAATAACTGCACATGACAGAACCGATCTGGCACGCTGACATTCCACATGCGATCTGCCATGCCATGCCCGAAGTTGTAGGCAACGTCATCAAACGAACGATTAGTGGTAATGACGAATGGCTGATTGCCTGCATAGCGAGCCTGTATGATTCTGGTCAGAGCATCAGCCTCAAATGGTGTCGGGGTTTCACGCCCACGACCAAGGTCATCAAGCACC